GCTGAAACACAGAATATAGAAGTAGAAGTAGTTCCGGACTCTAACGACAAACCTTCGAGCATAGAAGTCACTCCTGAAGATGAAACTGGACCTCCTCCTAGTATTAACGGAGTAGAAATTGTATCTCCGGAAGATTTAGACCGAATGATAGACGATTATGCAGATAGTGTTGATCAAGACGGTGACGGCATAAATGATGAAACTGGTGAACCAGTGACTAGGTCAAGTGATCTACCGCAGGTTAATGTTCCAAAAATAGGCGGAGGATTAGACGGAGACACGGGTGACGAAGGTGTTGCAGGAGAAGAAGGTGCTGTTACTGGAGAGCAACGTGCCGAAATACCTAGTATTATAGAAGAATTAAGAGATGCTATGTCAGGTCCAGGCACAAGTGAAACTCAAATGATAAATGCATTAAAAAGAATTGGATCTCCGGCGCATTTAGAAGCAGTCATAGAAATGTATAGAGAAGAATACGGTGATAGCTTACCGCAAGATATGATTGATGAATTTAAATTTGATCTAGGTGGTAATAATGCTGCACAAGTTGCAGAAATTAATCGTACAATGCGTCTGCTAGGCTGGGAAATTACAGGAACTAGGTATTTAGACATGCGTTGGCAAAAATACGAAGGCGGCGGAAGCACTGATAGCAGTCTTCCTTCGGAATCTTTTGCACCAACAGACGATGAACGAGAACAAATGTCCGAAGCAGTTTACATATATGAGCAAATTCTTAACGATGCTAGAGAAAATGATAACTGGAGTCAAGTAGAGCCTATAGAATATACAAACGAAAACGGAGAGATAGCATTTATTCGAAATCCTGCTGAAAGATTTAGCTTACCTGATAAGCCATATAGCGAAGATGGATCGGAAAGCATTACAGCCGCAGACCTTGCAGATATAAAAGATTCTATTGCAGAGTTATTTCCGTTAATTTCAGGAGCACGTCTTCCTGATAGACCTCAGGGCGAAGGGCAACCTACTAGACTTACTATAGGCACAGGCCAATTTGCGTTTACACGAGAACTTGAGGATCAAGAATAATGCAACACTTTTATGACGGACAGATAAGGCGTTATATCACACAACTAGTTCGTCTTATGAGTAATTTTAGTTACAAAGATGGAAAAGGAAATCTTACAGAAATTCCTGTTATGTACGGAGATCTGACTAGACAAGTTGCCAATATTATTCGTGAGAACAGTGAAAACAAAATTCCAAGTGCACCTCGCATGAGTGTTTACATTACAGGCATAGAACAAGATACTGCTCGTCTAGCAGATAGTAGCTATGTAAACAAACTTAACATACGAGAACGTGCATATGACGAAAATGGTCAAGAATATCTTAACAAAGAAGGTAAAAACTATACAGTTGAACGATTAATGCCTACGCCTTATCAATTAAGTGTGAATGTTGACGTATGGAGCAGTAATACAGATCAAAAATTACAAATTCTTGAGCAAATCTTAATGCTATTCAACCCTAGTTTAGAGATACAAACTACAGACAATTACATTGACTGGACAAGTTTAAGTGTAGTTAATCTAACAGGCACAACGTTTAGCAGTAGAAGTATTCCTACAGGTACTGAGAGTGAAATTGATATTGCAACACTTAACTTTCAAACGCCTATATGGATTAGTCCACCTGTAAAAGTAAAACGCCTCGGTGTTATTACTACTATTGTACAGAGTATCTTTAATGAGAGTGCCGGAACAATCGAAGTAGACCTATCAAGACCAGTGCTTCAAGCATATCAAGATAAAAACTATCCAAAAGCAGATATAAGAACTGCTCTCAATACGGATAAAACTACTACGGTGCCTGATACGGATGTTAGTTCTCGAGTATATACTGCACCAACTGACGGTATTCAACAAATTGTAGACGACCCACAGGCTGCTAAAACTGATGCAGACCTTGTTATAAGTAATACCCACGATAATTATAATCTACTTGTACTAGAAGGCACTGCAAAACTTGTAAGAAAAGGCGTAGTAGGTGCAGAGACATGGTTAGGTTATTTGAAATCAATGCCATTTGACTTCGAAGGAACTGGTACAATGAATGGTTCTGAATTAAGATTACTTAGAACCGACTGGAACACCGAAATTGTAGGGTATGTTCAAGTAAATCCGAGCGACCCAACTGAACTTGTTATTAATTGGGATGAGGATACATTGCCTAGTGACACTGTATTCCATGGTCCAAATGGTGACAGAAGTAAAATCGATTATATTATTGATCCACAACGTACAAATCCCGAAGGACTTAAGAGTCAAAGCCCTAGAATACTATTGCTAGGTGACATCGGAGATGCTACTAACACCGACGGTCCAGATGCATGGAAGCAAGGCGACGGTATTACAGATTTTATAGCTAGTGCCAACGATATTGTTGAATGGGACGGCAATAATTGGAGTGTAGTATTTGATGCTAGCGAGGATGACTCGACCGTAGTTTATACCACTAACCTAAATACCGGTGTTCAATACAAATACGACCAAGACGAGTGGATACTTTCGTATGATGGCGAATATCCAGTCGGCACCTGGCGTTTAGAATACTAGTATAATTACTATTATGAAGGAAGAATTGATAGTTTGCAGTGGTGCATTAGTGTATGCACTTGACACAAAGCGTTTTCTGTTCCTACATAGAGCACAAGGTAAGAAATGCGACATGTGGGGCTTAGTAGGAGGCACTAACGAAGGTGCCGAAACTCCATGGGAAGGTCTTCAAAGAGAAATTTTTGAGGAAATTGGAGAAATATCCATTAAAAAGACCATTCCACTAGAAACTTTTGTATCAAACGATTCGAAATTCCATTTCCATACTTATTTGTGTGTAGTAGATCATGAGTTTTTACCTAAATTAAATATAGAACATAACGGTTATGCTTGGACAGAATTTAATAAATGGCCAAAGCCTTTACATCATGGTTTAAAAAATACACTAACAAATAAAATGAATCAAACAAAATTAGAAACAGTATTTAAAGTAATAGATCTTTTATAAAAATGGATAACACAGCTAAAACCGAATACGGATATGAAATTATTTGGGCAAATAAGCCCGAATATGGTGCAAAAATAATGATTTTCAATAATGATGCTAAAACAGATTTCGTTTTCCATCAAAATACCCTAAAATCATGGTTTATAAATTCTGGACAATTTAAAATTAGATGGATTGACACAGATACAGGCAAAATACTAGAGCAGATTTTTGAAGAAGGGCATGTTTTTGAGATAGTTCCTTTAAAACCTTATTCTGTTCAGTGTGTTACTACTAATGGAAGTATTAGTGAAGTAAATAATGGTATAGAGCATACAGACTTGTATAAATCTTTAAGTAAGGATTTCTTTTAATGTTAAACCTAAGCAAATTAGATAAATTCTCTAAAGAGATTACTGAATTTGAACAATATGTTTCTCAAATTACAAGTAATAAACAGAAAAAAGAGTTTGAAACTCTTTTATTTGAATTTAAAAAACTTGCAAAAGTTATAGACGACAATCACAGTACAGAGTATAATGGTTATATTAAACCTGTAATGTTAAAAGACACTATATCAGCAATGGTAGAAATAAGAACTAAGTTTTATAAATTAAAAAAAGACCTATTAAATAGTGCTTAATCGTTTTATGGTTATTGCGCCAACCATTGGAGCATGAGCCTGACACTGATATCTATAATTTCCGCTTAGTGATTCAGGAATACGCCAATACAAAGTGCCACTAGTTTGTCCTTGTGCTGCATTTCCTGTAGAAACTGTTCCGTTATTAGATACATGATAAAGTCCGGTATTATACGGACTGCCTTGTGGATCTTGGATTTCAAAAGGATGTCCCGGTATGCCTGTTAAGTCAAAACCTACTGTTGTTCCCGATAATACATATAGATTAGGATTATTTCCGGAGTAATGACTGTTAAAAACATATGCCGATGTGCCTGTATTGTCTACTCTTAGCAACGGCAAAGCAGATTCGAATAAATGATCAATAGTTATCTCTGCTGCACTTGCATCTGTTAAATCATTAAATGCAGACGATCCGCCGCCGCTGGCACTGCTTGAAATCGTAATAGATTTACTAAATGCATCCGTTACTAATGTAATGTTACTACCACCGATTAGCGAGAAAGTATCAGTTGTCGCTGTTGCAGCTACAGTAGCTTGGCCGTCTACGCTAATATTACTAAATGCATTTTGATTAGCCTCGCCACTGCCGCCGCCGCCGCCGCCTGCAGCGTTAATAGT